GACAGCTATCCTAGTTTCTCCTCAGTGTTATATGTAGCCGATTATATGATAGTGTTTGGCTTTCATAAGTACGTGCCATAATTTTAAAAACTTGTTATAAACAAACTATTACATCTAATACTATGAGCTTTAACTTTCCATTCTTCGGTTGGGGTTCTACTCCGGCAACTACGCCGTTACCGCGTCCAACCCGGTTACCACAGTTACCACGTCCGCCTCCACCTTCTCCTACCAGTTCTCCTATCAGACCACCATCTACGGAATTGATACAAATGGAACCGTTGGAATCGAGACGTGGAGTCCATGATAGTGGTATGCGTAATGGTGATATTGTCCCAGTAACGCAACAGACATACCAACCCTCAATCATGGTATACAAGTATCGGGGACAGATAGTATACACTTACCAAGATCTTCGAATTTCTGATGGATTGGTTACGCTGTATGATGCTGATGGTAATGAATTGGGTGTTCCTTCTGGCGGACTCACTGGTAGGGGAGATGGAAAGTTACCCAACTTCTATGACGAAGCTGAGTACTTGGGCACCATTAAGGCTCCTGAATTTATTCCCTACGAACCAATAGATATTAGTAAGTATTTTCCGTCAAGTGACCGAACTGGTAAAGATGAATATGGTCACAGACAGTATCCGGCACCTGTGTAACAGTGTAACAGTGTCAACAGTGTCAACCGCATAATTAGTCGAGCAGTATAACTTTTAAAAACGTTACTATGGTCATTGTAGTAGAATATTTACCGTTGTTTAGTACCACTTCCACCAACTTAATCCCTCTTTGCAACTCTGGTTAGATGTAATAATGATTCTCTTACGGTCTGTCAACGCCATACATATGATGTAAATAAGTAGATAAACTGCAACAAATAGTTGGAACAGAGCATAGATAAGTAGTAACCAATCAACAGATCTATCTAGGATATATCCAGGAGGGTACACGATATACAATATAATAATAGAGATCAGCAAACTTATAGCTAGCGACGACCACCACGTCAAACACATACCCACAAACGCGATAACAAAGACTATTATTAACACTATAAGTGTTATAATAAGAGCGTAGCCCAATGTTACTGTCATTGTAAGCTTACTTATATTACGTTTATGGACGCGTTATACAATTGCAATTTGAGTATATTGTTTTATTTTTAAGGAACCATTATATGGTATCAGATATGGGTTGCAAGTAACTTTTAAAAACCTAATGCTGTGGTAATGGTAGTCAGTTAATACGGATATGTAACAACAGTTAGACTAGGATAATCCAATATCACCAAAACGGGCGGATGTATCCGATACTCCATCGTACGACTGCCATCTAAATATTGCGTCTATTTTCTTCTGAATCGGTGGTTGGACTGGCAACTGTAATGCGGAGTCGGATCCAGGGCCGCTACTATCAGATTTTGGCGATCTGGGAGTCAAGACGTGCATGTAGCAATTCCCCAATTCTTGTCTAACGCTATGTATAGCTCCATGATCTGGCATGGGTATAATCTTTACGTCTCTAACTGGATAACTTCGCTGTTCCACCTTGTCGCTTCTTAGTTCCATGCTAATATTGAGACTTTGGTCGGTGATGATATGTTTGAGCTTGTGGCCCTGTATGATATCCCGTTGTATCATGTCATTGATCATTCGGTAAGCCGCTAATCTGGCATCTTCCGGACTCATACCCATATAGTAGACCATTCGCTGCTCATTCAGAAGTCTGAGTAAAACGTGACCGTGGCATGGATCAGGGTGACACCAACATCCCAATGTATGTCCTTCCAATTCCCACAGTGAATTCCATAGATGGGAAGAACTACGTATATGTTCCTCGTATTTTATACATGCTGCTTCGGCAGACCCACATTGACTGATAGTATACGGATTGTACCACTTTGACCGTTGGAGATTCCAACCACCACGATGACATTCCCGTCCAATATACAGGGTACAGTTCTGTACTATCAAACCACCGGCTATTTTAATTTTTACTACACCCTCATTAGCTATATTCATGTTATAAATAGATTAGATATACTTACAGACTGGTCTGACAACAGATAGTATTGACTTTTTAAATCAGTCAGAGTATCGTGAAATAATGTCCTGGTACACTACGTTATCGCAATCTATGTACGTTAATTTAACTTTCAACTTATCGCGGTGCACCGAGCTAATAGGATATGGTAATGTTACAGTAATAATCTCTTTCCTATAGATTCCCGGTGGTATTAATTCAGTGATAACAGATGAATACTGTGTACCGCCAATATACGCTCCGTTTAGATGTACATCAATATAACATATACACTCCGCAAATGTCGGCTCGCCTGGTTTGTATTCTACTGAAAACCACACTGATTTTATCTTACCGTACCTGTTCTTATTTTCATTATATGATACCTCGCTACCACTATGAATGTGCGAATATTCAACCGCTGCTCCTTTTCGCTTCTTGTCCATGGTGGACCGTGAGTTTGTGTCTTGCTGACAGTATTCCGACTATCTTGTTTCTTCTCTATAATGTCTGATGTAAATTTTGTAATAATAACCTACTGCGTTATGTCAATTATTATCCTACTTGCTTATAGATATTACATTATTCTATTACAATCGCTTTTGTATGTGCGATTGGAGTACGAGAGTTGCAATTTCATATACAGATTTGAGACCATTTGGACATAATATCATACTTCCGAACCGTAGCATTACAACATAAACATCATGAATAAGAAGGGTCTTCGTCGACAGCGTGCACAGAAACGTAAACAAGAGTTAATTGCACGTAAGCAGCTACGTCAGGAGCAACTTAATTTTGACTATCTTCATTTACTTCCTGTTGAAGATTGGGTTAATATATTCATGCAAATGACTGATGCTACGACATTTCAACGTTTGGCATCAACGTGTAGATTATTATATAATATAAGTCGTAATACTTCCTGCATTAGCCGAATGTATATGACCAGATTCTATTTTAGTTGCGCTGGTAAATGCGAATACAGGCGCTTGAAATTTCAAGCAACTGTTGATGGTAAGTTTCACGGACCTGTGGCTAGGGTAGAGCATTCAATTGCCAATAAAATAACGTACTACAACTTCGGCGTATTGCATGGATGGAAAACCAGCTTCAATAAACATAAACCTTATAAGGCGGTGCTTTACAACAATGGTAATATCGAAGAGGTTCGTCTTCGTATACCTAACGGTATGGAAAACTTCGTTAAACAAACTCCCGAGATCGAAGGACCCAGTTTGCGTGACTACTATAATGCAACGGACTGCGCGTATAGCGGTAATCCGTTCAGAGGCGAAATGTATGTGTCTGTACGTACATCTGAGAAACCTACTGCTCACTTACGTGGATACATAATAGGAATGCTTACACTCCCCAGTAGAACAGAAGCAAATTTCAATCGCGATGTTAGACATATAGATGTAATTGGTAAGGGTTATGTATGTATGACCGTTGACATAATCATGGTAGAAGGTAAGTGTGTATATGTTACTAATATGTATCAACCCCACCTTAGTAGAAGGGTATACACATTCGACGAATGGACCTTATTCTTCGAGTATTATGAAGATGGTAATTTGAAATGGTATCTATTCTGCACTAATAGAGCCGTTAATACTATATTCATCCAACGTCGCACAGATATCCATACTATGGATAGTCACGAAGCCGCCTGGTTAAACAATGGCGAATATAGTGTCCGCATTTCCGGTCACTGGTTATTTCAGGAGGTACGCGTGATACCGAAGCTCGTTAGCTTGCTGTTCGTCAAGGCAGATTATCGACACCTTGTGGATGTAAATGCTATTGATAAAGTGTTAATTAGCGTTATTGGGGATATGAACATAGATATGTTCGGTCGGATTATGCGCAGTGTACCGCGAATTCGGGAACCGAATGATGGAGAGGAGGAAGATGAGGAAGAGGACAGCAGTGACGAAGAAGAAAGCGAGGAAGATGTGCAGGAACGACACACCAGATACGCATTCCCGCGTCTATAAATATACAGACTCTATAACTTTTTAAAAACTCTACAGCTTGGATTTATTATACACTTCGTCCAAATAATATTCAACTATCATACTGTCTGTGGGTGTAATTACGTTATTGTATACATCAATACAATAGGATATTTCATGTATAGTATCGCCAAGATATCTACGAATTTCAACATCATCTTTTGACAGTTCAAGGTTCAAGGCGTGTTTACGGACTCTAATGTTCCAAGCCAAGTTTGATCTACGTAGATGAGATACGAGCGAATTGTCGCCGACTTCAATTTCGCGTTTCAGGAAGTCCTCTGGTATTGCCTTATCAACATTTATATTCGCAACCAATTCTATTCCTCCATTGCTACTAAATGAATTACTATATCCAGTACCCTTAAAATTGACACCGAAATATCTACGCTCCCTAGTGATCAGATTTGTTATCCATACAGATACAATAGTTTCGATATCCTTAAGGATAATTCTTTCTTCGTTATGTACGGAATTAGGAATTCCATCAGGGTAACCATCAGAAAGAACGGATGAAGCTAATTTACCATTTAACTCCAATAATTTCTGATTGATTACTGGTGTTTCCATGATTATAATAGGTTAGCTGGTATGCTTTTATAAAAATAACGTCAGTTTAGATAATGTATATTTCATACATTTAGATGAAATAATGCCATACGATAAGGGAAATAATACCAGATATTCCCGTCACTAGTAACGCATATCCCAACCGCAACACTGTTCCATAATATCTAAATGGTTTGGTACTAGTAGGATCTTGAATAAAAGTCTCGTCATACAGTAAATGTAAAAAGTCAAACCATGCGATGATAGCAATAAATAACAGAGCACCAATAATTAAAGTGGCTATAGTGAACAGGGATATTTTAGTCTTAGCAGCGCCGCTTAGTTTCTTATTGGGATCTTCGGGCTCTGTCCCTTGCTTCTTGTTCTGTGTTGATGTTACCCCAGCATCAATAAAACCTAATGATGTAGACGTACCTAACGGTTTTTGTGCCTCCGTTACCACAGCCAGACTGGGGAGACCCACACTGGTGGCTGCCACAAAATTGGCAACATGTTGTATTGGCGGCGCCACTGACATATTGATATGATGTGTTTTATCAACGGAAATACTTTTAAAATAACTATGTTCGAGACACCGGAAGGGAATTTATATACCCTAGAGAGCATCGCTCCGTGGGTTATTAAAGTTAATCAATCCATAAACAACCTATCCATAAGCGAGGAGTGTCAAATACAACAATACTACGACACACATAGTCCAGAATGGTATAGTAATGACAAAGAAAGAAGTGTTATCCCTGTATTATGTCAGTTGAAGGTTAACCACATCGGATCAATGTCGCTATGGAACCAGATATATGGGGAAGATTTTTTAATTACATTAGTGGATAAGATGTACATTAAACATCCCTCTAGGTTTGTAGATGAGTTACATGAGTTGGGTATGAGAAAGTTAGCCAATGCGTTAAGACGACGTTTTAAATTGTTTCCATCAAGTCATAAGTTATGTAATCTGGGTTAGTAAATGAGCATTAAGAGATGTACTAGCGTTATTTAAAAGCTACTGACTCTTCTCAATACGATACATTATCCATCTGCTATCTGCCATGCGATATACAGCTACCAGATGATCCACTACAATGGTTTGACTACTTTCGTAATGAGCTACTGGAAATAGATCATCAGTAGTGACACATCTATTTTCCATTTCCAATTGGTATCCATAGTACCATACCTTGGTACAATATGGTTCAACTGACACCACAAAGCCATGAGCTAGATGATAGATTTGTTGTTCGTGCTTGGCCTTAATTCTTATTATCTCAGCGTTAGAATTCCAGCTAACGATGGCAACACCTTCGTTATCGGTTACATACACTCTTCCACATTCGGATTCGTGAACACTAACCACTTTGTTTCCCCATCGTAAGGTGGCGGTTAGTTTATCTTTCACCCGTTTTTCAACCAATGTAAACCCAACATATTGTTTCCAGATAATTGAACCAAGATTACTCCAACAGAAATCAGGTGTAATTTTGGGATTATCGACAACCGCAGCTACGCTCAAATCGTCCATAGTGATATTGTGCAAAATAGGTACAACACAGTTAGCGTCGTACACGTTTACAGACACCTTGCGTGATAGACCATACACGGTTACTGATTTAGATCCTTTTACCAAATCCCCAGTGTGACATAATGGAATATCGCGTTTATCATCCAAAGGATCGTCCATAACCGCCAGGCGAGATCTTTTGATGTCAGTAAAGTCAAACTTAATACTCTGTCCAAAGTAGGAACTGGCTGTGGCGTTGTCCATTTGAACATCACTGATACATACCGCCCATTCCCTTAACATTCTGGTTACCTTCTCGATACTCTTGATCTCAGAGGTAAAGTATATGAGTGGTCCTAGTTTGGTCGGTGTCTGCTCCAACATGTGAACCAGATGACGATTATTGCAATCTTTGGCAGCCTGTAACGCAAGATACTCTTCAATGGGTAATCCCATAGAACGTAGGAAATATACGAAATTGATAGGTGCAACGCTGATACGACCATCCGTCCAGTATACTACCTTGGTCTTATTTCCACTCTGTTGATCAGGTATATATTCTTTCATTAAGCCTGCCAAGTATTTCAATCTCACTAACCAACATGCTGGAACTCTTACATCTCCACCGATGCATTTTATAGTTATCAATGGTTCAGCCATATCTTACTTATTCTATTTCAAAACAGAGGATGAAAGTGGGCAGTTGGTCGACGTATGTCAGTAGTATATCATTTTTCTTTACGTCATGTTAGCATTGCCATGATGAATGGAGTTTTTAAAAGTTGAAAATTGGAGTAGTGTGGATATGTGACCTTCGCTTGAATATTAGTAGCAGACTATTCACGAACTCTATCGTATACTGCATATACATACCAAAGTTAAATTTGTTGGCCGAAGAGGACTATCCGAGATGTCTAGTCCTGGCTCTGCCATACGTAAGTGTGTTATTAACTGTCAAATAAAGTATTAGAGGTAATCTTACACTTATATAACTACATAATTAGAAAACATAATTGATAGGAATGTACGAATATAGCTGGATAATTTGGACATTCGATGGTTTCATTATTGCCGTCCTGTTATGGATGCTGTTATTAATGAAAGAGTATCGGTGCTGTCTCTCCTGTCCGTTTGCATGTATGGTAGTAATTTGTATACTAGCTATTATACTAGAAGCAGTGGGTTTGGAGCGAGATGCTATAATACTGGGATCTCTTCCTCTTATGCTTATAGGTCTGATCGTAGTATGTTCATTCATCATTATCGTTCTTGCCTTCACTGTGGGCTTTGTCACATATTGTTTCTATTCTGTTTTCAACAATATGAGAGAATGTCTCGATGAATTGTTCACTAGAGATCGAGTATGTGGATGCTGTATTTATACTTACCGACTTGTTCGTAGACTGTGGCAGTCTGCGACCATGTGTTTCGCTAGGTGCTTATGTTGGAAAGTCGACATGGCGCGTATAGATTTCGGTGACGATGAGCACCTGTAATTGTTCGTTTTTAAAAACCTTCAGCGTTGAATGCTATAACGACTCATACATGTATTTCATGTAGATCCCCTACACACGTATTTCATGTAGGTCCCCTACACACGTGTTTTACACACGTATTTCATACACGTATTTCATACACGTGTTCTACACAGGCCACAGTCGTTCGCGCAATGGTACATATATCTGCAACAAACGATCTACTCGTCCTGGTGGACATGGACCTCCATGTATATCAGCTAATTGTTCGCTGAACATAATTACATCATCCATACTTAATCCACCAGTTACTGGTATACGTGCAGCCATGATTAGAAGTAAGTGGTCTGCCCAGATACCATTGCTACCGTCGAAATTTGGGGCTTGTCCTACATCTCTAATTATAACATTTACATAGTTTATGGCCTCTGGAGTTAGACCTATATGACGCCACCAGTTGAACAAATAGATCTTCTGCGCATCATTGATGGGTCCTAATTTTGACAAATCATACTGAATAATGTCAGATAGATACTTGAGATTGCCATCGCACTTGTGTACATCGAAAACAGATTGATCAAACTCACCAGCAGCTAACTTGCGTTGAAACTCCGCTTGCCTATCCAACTGTTCGAATATCAATCTTCTTTCTTCGTCTGTTCGACATACTGGTGTAAAAGTATCTGATGTGTGAAATTGTTGATTATCTTGCAACTCAGGAGGTTGACCTGTTTGCTGTATAGTATGATGAACTGGGTGTCGAATTATGGGATATTGCGACTGTGGAGGTTGCTCTTGTACAGGTAGTTGCATCTGGTTTTGTATCGGTTGTTGTCCTCGTTGTTCCAGTAATTGTTGATATGTTAGCAACTGCTGATATGGCTCCTGTTGATTTGCAACATCAAGCGCGTTCCTTAACTGCTCAGCCGTTAACGGACCAGCTGATTGTATGTAATTAACAAATGGAGCATTGCGGTTATAGGGTCCTGGCTCACCCATCTTTTACTATGGTATTTTATAACAAAAGGGTACTGTTATGATTAGTTATTTAAAATAATTTCTTTAACTTACCACCATACAACATTAAACCAACTTGTATCTTCCGTAATTACGAAAGATTTGAATACAATCGCGTAAACTTAATAATGAAAATTGTCATATATTGTCAGTTTTCGAAACAATGATCAGACACCGCCAACTTTCCATTGTCGATTAGATATGACACAAATAATGTACCCCATGATATTGCCCACTAGCCCATAATAATCAAGGTAGCATAATTAACTAAACCACAATGCAGCAGGATAACGAAAAGTCT